TTCGTGCGAATCCAAATATCTCTTCAGTTGAGATGACTGGATATGGTGAACCTTCAAAGTCTGAAAAAGAAAAAGGTTCTTCCACTGCTAAAGCAAAATCTGGTAAAGGTTTAGATCCAGTTGGTAAAGAAGATAAGGACATTGATAATGATGGTGATCACGATAAGACTGATAAGTATCTTTTAAATCGTAGAAAGGTTCGTAGTAAAGCAATTGCCAAAGAAGATTTCAATTGGAAAGATGGTTTTGCCGAATTGATTGAAAAGAAAAAAGAAGAGGGAGGTGAAAAAAAGATTACCGGAGAAGGTGTAAATAATGCGAAATTGATCAAGGTTTTTCCTGATGAAAACAAGGGAATTAAGGAACAAGTAAAACCAGAAGAACAGGTAAAACCACAACCACAGCAACAAAAACCACAACAAAATCAGTCTGCCATTAATCAAGTATTAATGTCAAAACAAAGAGTTGATACGGCACAAAAAGATTTGGCGATGAAGCAGAAAATGGCTGCTCAAAAAGGTGTAAACTTGGCATCTCTTTCCGCTTCTTATGAACCAGAAGGTGATTCTCTAGATGAGAAGATTACTGCTAAAACTGATATGGGAGCGGCTATCAAAGATTTCTATGGTTCTAAATCTCCTCAACTTGCTGGAAGAACCAAAGAAGAAAGAAGAAAGGCTGCGATTGCTGCTGTTTTAACTGCTCGTCGTGGCGGTAAAAAACTTGGTGAAGAGTGTGAATGTGAAGATGAGAATGAACCAAAACTCAAAAAGGATGAGAATGGTGCTGAAGATCCAAGATCAATCCCAACCAAAGTAAATCTGGTTAAGAATAAGTTAAGAGCAATGGGTCTTAAGATGGATTATGAACCAGAAGGTGAAGTTCTTGATGAAAGAAGAAAAGAAGATAAAGTAGCAGGAACTCCTAGAAAACCACGCAATCCAGCATTTGAGTTGGTTGCTAAGTCTATGGGCACTGGCAGAATGGGTGTTCAACCAAGAGGAAAGAAAAAAGAACCAGGTAAAAAACCACCTGCTGCTGGTGAGTATGGTGGACCAAAATCTCCCGCTCAAAAAGTATCTGCTCGTCGCGCTGCCGCTCAAAGAGCACAAGACATGATGCATTCAAGATTTGACTGATTCTAAATAGGACAGGATACTCTTCACACGGAGGTTATTATGTCAGCAGCAATCGCATGGTGTCTTGCTAACCAAACTCTGATCGCAACCGCACTTTTTGCAGTTTCGGAAGCACTTGGAGCAAACCCAAAAGTAAAATCAAACGGTATTCTTTCACTCATTCTTTTACAAGTCCAAGGACAACTGAAGAATAAAGGTGCTAAAGATTTAACTCCATAATTGAAATAAGAAAGGAGACCAAAACTAAAGGTCTCCTTTTTTTATAAATATCTGTATACAAAGAATTTATAGGTAGGAAACATGGCTCTTTGGGGCAATAGAGATTCTTTTAGCAATCTAACAGGAACTATTACAATTAATCTCGGCACTGAAATTGTACTTGGAAGTGGTACAACCTTTGTAACTGCTGGTATCTCAACGGGCGATATTCTAGTCGTTGGCGCTGGAGCAACCTATGGTCAGGCAGTGATCACTGGAATTACCTCTGCCACTCAACTTTCAATCGGTTCTACACAGTTCTTGAGACCTCATCCAACACTCAACACGATTGCTGGTGCTGGATATACAGTAACTCAAAAACCAAAGTATACTCTTGAGGATGGTCAATACTTTGCTCCTGAAGTAAAGTCAAATAGATTCTCTGCTGTATTTGGTGTTGGCACAACTGAAGCAAACGTTGCCGCTGGTAGAACTGTTGGTGGAAAGAATGCCGCTTACGCAGTAGCACACGCTGGTTGGGTTGGCGTTACAACTTATGTTGACAATCACGGTAACTTCAGAGTCAAATCTGAAACTTTAGTTGCTGGAAGCACGATTACAGGTGATGCTGAAGACGACGCAAGATATCCAGAAAGCTGATAATATGGTATGAGATTTGATGAGTTGAATGAAAATAACTATTTGTTATTTGCTATAAAATTCTATGACAATCCCCACGCTCTCACTAGAGAAGACTTTGAGGATGATTTGAAGCGCATTAAATATGTGAAGAGACTTCTTAAAAGGTATAAAAATACTGGAGTCTTAAAAACACATTTAATCTTAAATCATCTAACAATCTTGTTTAATGTTTTTAATGATGCTGCTGTTCCATTATTATTCTATAATTTGGAGCAGGATCTTTGGCCAGCAATTAAAAGTTTTTTGGTTTTTTTAAATAGAATTCCAGAGTTTCCAAAAACTCGCATTCACGAAATACCAGAAGATAATTTTTGTATAAAAGAGTTAAATTCAATCTAATGGATATCAATAAGATCATTAATATAATTAGAGAACTTAAGGAAGAAGCACCAACGATGAGTCTTGGTGCTGGAAAGATTGCTGGTACAGTTGAAGCGGGAGATGATCCTCCTGTCAGGAAGAAACCCAAATATATTTACGGAACGGGATTTCGCAAAAACTGGTTACAGAAAAGAAAACCACCACAATAAGTCAATGTTCCCATTATCATCTACAGAAACAAAAATAGCACTGCTTGAAGAGCGTATCAACGTTTATGAGCAGATGATGGAGCGTATTGATACTGCGATTCAAAAGATAGGAGAGACAAGTCAAAATATCAGTCAAATGCTTGCTATTCATAATGAAAAGATTGAACAGTGTAACCGAACAGACAATATTATCGTAAAGATGATTGAGGATATTAAAGTATCATCAAAAGAGCAACACGAAGCAATTAGTAAAGAACTTGGTGAAAGAATAGAAAAGGTTGAAGAAAAGGTAGAAGAAATATCACAGTTTAAATGGAAAGCAGTGGGAGCAATTGCTGTAGTTGCGTTTTTAATCAGCATTGTCCCAACAATAAGTTCTTTCTTGACCCCCAAACCAATACCTGCTACAATAGAAAGAGCAAAGTAATCCCTTGTAATGGATCTGGTTGATTCCAAGTATATTGGACTCGTTTCATCGCGTCTACAAAAGTTTAAGAGGGTCAAAGCGGATCTCTACAACTTTCGCTGCCCTATCTGTGGAGACTCTCAGAGGAACAAGAACAAAACAAGAGGATACATTTATCCTGTAAAGAATAATACTAACTTCAAGTGTCATAACTGTGGAGCAAGTATGTCCTTCAATAACTTTCTCAAGGAACTTGACCCAACGCTTTATAAGCAATATACGATGGAGAAGTTCAAGGAGGGGCACACTGGAAAGAACTTCGTTGTAGAAGAACCCAAGTTTGAGTTTGCTAAACCAGTCTTCAAAAAGAAACTGGATTTACCCAAAGCATCAGAAGTTCCTATTGCTAGAGAATATCTAGAAAAAAGGAAACTGAATCCAGAAAAGTTTTATTTTGCTGACAAATTTAAACAGTGGACGAACACTCAAAAAGTTACGTTCGACACTATTGGTAGGGATGAGAGTCGCATTATTATACCAATGTATGATGCAGACTCCAACTTGATAGGTTTTCAGGGAAGAGCACTGGGTCCCAACCCTGTTAAATATATTACCGTGATGCTTTCTGATGAATCGCCCAAACTTTATGGTCTTGACCAAGTGGATTCTTCGAAACCCATTTACATTGTTGAAGGACCCTTCGACTCCACGTTTGTACAAAACGCTGTTGCTATGTGTGGGTCCGACGTTGATATTGGGTCGTTTAATTGGAGCGATTATATTTACGTTTTTGATAACGAACCTCGCAATCGAGAAATCGTCAACCGAATATCAAAAACCATCGACAGAGGCGACAAGGTGATTATTTGGCCAACATCAATCCAGCAAAAAGATATTAATGATATGGTTTTAGCTGGACTTAATGTTATGGATGTGTTAAAATCAAATACCTACTCAGGTTTAGAAGCAAAAATTAAGTTTAACAACTGGAAGAAAATATGAGCAACGGAACGAAAGTCGTTAAGAGAAATGGTAAAACTGAACCCCTTGATTTAAATAAACTCCACATTATGGTGGAAGAAGCCTGCAAAGACCTAGCAGGTGTATCAGCATCTCAGGTAGAGATGCAATCAGGCATCCAATTTTATGACGGTATCACTACCGCAGAGATTCAGGAGATTCTGATTCGTTCTGCTTCTGACCTGATTGATCTGGATCATCCTAACTATCAGTTCGTCGCTGCTCGACTGCTTCTGTTTGCCCTCCGCAAGCAGTTGTTTGGTCGTATGCACGAATGTCCTACAGTTAAGCAGCACGTCCTTCGTGCCGTTGGTAGAGGTGTCTATGACCCAGAAATCCTTGACCTGTATACCGATGAAGAGTTTGATAAACTTGAGTCGTTCATTGATCATAGTCGTGACTATCTGTTTACTTACGCAGGTCTACGTCAAGTCGTTGATAAGTACCTCGTGCAGGACAGAAGTTCTAACGAACTTTATGAAACTCCACAGTTTATGTACCTTTTGATTGCTGCCACCATTTTTTCCAAGTATCCTAAAGAAACACGTTTAGACTACGTTAGGAAGTACTACGATGCAATCTCCAAACACAAAATCAACATTCCCACACCTATCATGGCGGGAGTGCGAACTCCACTTCGACAATATGCTAGCTGTGTTCTTGTTGATGTTGATGACACCCTCGATAGCATCTTTAGTTCTGATATGGCTATCGGCAGATATGTTGCACAAAGGGCGGGTATCGGTATCAACGCAGGTCGCATCAGGGGCATCAACGCTAAAATCAGAGGTGGTGAAGTCCAGCACACTGGCGTTGTACCGTTTCTCAAAAAGTTTGAAGCAACTGTCCGTTGTTGTACGCAAAATGGCATACGAGGAGGAAGTGCGACAGTCCACTTCCCAATCTGGCACCAAGAAATAGAAGACATCCTAGTACTAAAAAATAATAAAGGAACCGAAGATAATCGCGTTCGTAAGTTAGACTATTCTATCCAAATCTCCAAACTGTTCTATGAACGATTCATCCGCAATGAAGAGGTCTCGCTCTTCTCTCCTCACTCCGTTCCTGGTTTGTATGATGCTTTTGGTACTGATGGATTTGACGAGTTGTATGTTCGTTATGAACGAGATGAGTCTATTCCAAGAAAGACTATCGGAGCTCAAGAACTCTTTCTGGACCTCCTGAAAGAACGTGCTGAAACTGGTCGTGTTTACATTATGAACATTGACCACTGCAACTCCCACTCTTCCTTTATGGATAAAGTTGAGATGAGTAATCTGTGTCAAGAAATTACTCTGCCTACCAAACCTATTCAGCATATTGATGATCCTGATGGTGAAATTGCTCTTTGCATCCTTTCTGCTATTAATGTTGGCAAAATCAGGGATCTTGAGGATCTTGAAGTTCTTTGTGATCTTGCTGTTAGGAGTCTTGATGAACTCATTGATTTTCAAGGATACCCCGTCAAAGCAGCAGAAATCGCCACAAGGGCACGTCGTTCACTTGGGGTAGGTTTCATTGGTCTTGCTCACTATCTCGCCAAGCACGGTGAGCATTATGATGATCCTGGTGCCTGGAAACTGATCCACGATCTGACTGAGGCATTCCAGTATTATCTGATTCAGGCAACTGTTGATCTTGCCAAGGAAAAAGGTCCCTGTGAATATTCACACAGAACCAAATACGGCAATGGGATTCTCCCTATAGATACTTACAAGAGAGATGTAGACGAAATTGTACCTAACGAATTAAAGTATGATTGGGAGCATCTTAGAGAGCAGGTACTCAAATACGGGGTACGGAACTCAACATTGTCCGCACAGATGCCATCGGAGAGCAGTTCCGTTGTGTCAAACGCAACCAACGGAATCGAACCACCTCGCGGATACTTGTCCATTAAGAAGTCGAAAAAGGGACCACTCAAGCAGATTGTTCCCCAGTATCAAACGCTTAAGAACAATTATACGCTACTGTGGGATATGCCTAGCAATCGCGGGTATATTCATATTGTTGCTGTTATGCAAAAATTCTTCGATCAAGCGATTTCTGGAAACTGGTCCTATAATCCCGAAAATTATGCCGATAATGAAGTTCCTACTTCAGTAATGGCACAGGACCTTTTAACTACATATAAGTACGGCTGGAAAACCAGTTACTATCAAAATACTTATGATCATAAGACTGATGAGGTTGAAGAAACCAAACAGTCTCTTGAGAATTTAATTTCCGATATTCTAGATTCAGAGGAGGAAGATTGTGAGTCTTGTAAGATTTAAAACCGGTTTGGAGGAAAAAGCAGTGGTCGAATCAATGACCGTCTTTAACCCTCAAGAAGTAGACACCAAAAAGCAACCTATGTTTTTTGGACAACCACTAGGAATACAAAGATATGATTCTTACAAGTATCCAATTTTTGATAAACTAACAACGCAACAATTGGGTTATTTCTGGAGACCCGAAGAGGTTTCTCTTCAAAAAGACCGTAGCGACTATCATATGCTACGCCCAGAGCAAAAGCACATCTTCACCAGTAACCTGAAGTATCAGGTGATGCTGGATTCCGTTCAGGGTCGTGGACCTGGTATGGCGTTTGCTCCATACTGTTCACTGCCTGAACTGGAAGCGTGTATGAAGGTATGGGAGTTTATGGAAATGATCCACTCCCGCTCATACACTTATATCATCAAGAACGTTTATTCGGACCCATCTGAAGTCTTTGATACGATTCTGAAAGAGGATCGTATTATGGAACGTGCTGTGAGTGTTACTCAAGCATATAACGATTTCATCAATAGTGCTCATCGCTATGATAATTCTGATGAGTGGGTTCACGCTTTGGAACAAGTACCATACGCACAAGAGGCAAGGTATGAACTCAAGAGAAAACTTTTCAGAGCAGTTGCAAACGTTAATATTCTTGAAGGTATTCGCTTTTACGTCAGCTTCGCTTGTAGTTTTGCGTTTGGCGAACTCAAGCTTATGGAGGGAAGTGCAAAAATCATCTCGCTAATTGCCCGTGATGAGAACCAGCACTTGGTTATCACTCAAAATATTCTGAATAAGTGGAAAGAAGGTGATGATCCTGATATGGTACGTATTTCCAAAGAAGAGGAGCAATGGTTCTATAAGACCTTTGAGAATGCTGTCAATCAAGAAAAACTTTGGGCAGAGTATCTGTTCAAGGATGGATCAATGATTGGTCTGAATGACAAATTGCTACAACAGTATGTCGAATGGATTGCAAACCGTAGAATGAAAGCAATTGGACTCAAACCACTTTATGATATTTCTGCAAAGAATAATCCTCTTCCATGGACTGAGCACTGGATTTCCTCCAAGGGTCTCCAAGTGGCACCACAGGAAACCGAAGTTGAATCATACATTGTAGGGGGGATTAAACAAGATGTTACCAAAGATACTTTCTCAGGATTCCAACTATGATGAATGGTGCGAGCAGGCAATCCTGAACGCATACCAAGAAGCAGCAGAATGTGATGAATATTTGTTTGGTGATTATGATTACAAAAAAGAATGGTTGGGTAAATGTAATGATGATGTGAAATGAGGGTCTTTGGACCCTCTTTTTTTATAAATACTCACAGGAATTCCTGTAAGTATAAAAATGTTAGGATCTGAATTAAAAGCATTATATGATTCTTATCAAAATATCTATGAAGAGGGGGATGGAATCTCCTGTGAAATGATTGAAGAGATCGTAGAAGAACTCGTTGAAGAATGTGTAGAGTTTGGATACACGCTTGATGAAGCAACTACTGCTGTGGCAAATGCTGCAATTCTTTATATTGATGAAGCAAAAGTCACCTATGGTAGTGACACCGAAAGCCCAGAGCAAAGACGTGAAAGAGCAAAGGCAAAGGTTGGTGAAAAGAAAGCAGCAGAACGTAAGGCAGCAGTAAAGACCGCTGTGGGACGTGCCAAAGCAAAGGTAACTGGTGCCGTAGCAGGAGCAGGAATCGCTGCTTCAATCGCTAAGGACACTGCTAGAAGAGCAGCAAGAACTGCCGCCCATAAGGTCACCTACGGTGCTCAGAAGAAGAAAGAAGAAGTCAAGAGTGGCGTAAAGAGTCTGATCGGAAGAGGTCTCCGTAAGGCAGCAGGAGCGGTTGGCAAGGTCGCGCAAAAGGCAGCAGGTGCTGCTTCAAGACTTGGTGAAGAAAAAGATAATTCATATTTAGAAACAAATATGAAAAAAAGAATATCAAATAATGAAAAGGCAATTAAAGATATGAAAAAAACTGATGCTCATAAGAGCATGGCAAAAGTAGCAGCAAAGAAATTTGAAGAAGAAGTTCAAGTAGATACTTGGGATGTAGTTCTTGAGTATCTCATCACGAACGGTCACGCTGACACCAACTCTGAAGCACTGTATATTATGTCTCAGATGAATGAGGAGATGATTCAGAATATTGTTGAAACTCGTATGGATCCAAGAGGTCGTCCTGCTTCAGGTCCTATGAATGTTTATGCCAAGAACAAACCAAATACTGACCCTAAATTTCAAGCTGCTCTACAAGCTGTTAGAGATGCTGATGCTAAAAAAACTCCAGAGCAAAGAAAGGCAGAACTGGATGCTTATAAGGAAAGACAAGCAAACAGATAATTGAATCCTAACATAACTTTAAGCACCTCTTGACAGGGGTGCTTTTTTATTGCTAGACTAGGTTTGTCTCCGTTGAAGATAAATAATATCTCATAAGATACTTTAATATGAGTTATGAAAATCCCTGGATCTACAATGGGGAAATATTTGAGTCTGATCATATTCAAGATCATTTTGGTTTTGTTTATCATATACACTGCGATAAAACTGGTCGTAGTTATATTGGTAGAAAGTATTTCTGGTCTTTCCGCACACCAAGAGGAAAATCTAGAAAAGTTAAGTCAGAGTCCGATTGGAAAGCATATTACGGATCCTGTCCTGAACTCAAAGATGATGTTAAGTTTTGGGGAAAAAATTCGTTTAGTAGAACAATCCTTAGTCTCCACAAAACAAAAGGACAATGCAACTACGAAGAAACAAAACAGCTTTTCCTAAATAATGTGTTGATTGAGTCTCTTGACGATGGTTCGCCCGCGTACTATAATAGCAATATTCTAGGACGCTATATGCGAAAAGATTATGGTAACTTTGGAAGAGACCCTTCAGACAACTCATGATTGGGCAGTTGACCGCATTCATACTCTCTGTGACAGGAACATTGAAGATGCCCATGCGATTCAATCTGAATTTAGTGAATGGTTGAATCCCGAAATTCCAGATCATGATATTTTCTCATTAGAGTTCATAGGAGAGGAAGATGACACTAGACCTTCACAATTTTTTTAAATTTTACGACGAAAAGAATTCAAATCATGTAGCAGCAGTTCAATGGTTAGAGGATAACCTACCTGCTGAATTTCTGGATGATGCAGAAACTGATTGGATTGGAATGTTCAGAACCAAACCACCTACGCCAGAGGTTCTCGCAGTTCCTTATTTCAATCAAGTAGACAACTACAGAGATGCACATAGAACTTGTAACAGTTCATCATGTGCTATGTGTCTTGCTTTCCTCAAGCCAGGTAGCATCAAAGGTGATGATGAATATGTCACGAAAGTATTTGCGATTGGTGACACGACGGATCATGCTGTCCAAACAAAAGTTTTGGCAGGTTATGGAGTTAAGTCACACTTTAGTTACAATCTGTCTTTTGCTGATATTGATAAAAGTCTTGATGCTGGGAAACCTGTTGTTATTGGTATTCTGCATCGCGGTTCTCTTTCTGCACCTACTGGTGGGCACATGTGTGTAGTCATCGGTAAGACACCAGATGGCAAAGGATACTTTGTAAATGATCCATATGGTTCTCTCAATGATAACTACACTGGACCTGTGACGAATGGTAAAAAAACCATCTACACCAAAGCAGTTCTTAAGCACCGTTGGTGTCCAGGAGGCAACGATGGCTGGGGAAGAATCTTCGATTAATTTTAAGAGAAAGATCTTACAACGTATCAAAGATCTGACGAATCACGGTAAACACGTAGAAGCAAATCAACTTTATCAAAAATACTTCGGAGGCAACAATGGCAAGAGTTGACTTACACAATTTCTTTCAGTTCTATGATGAAAGAAACCCCAACCACGTCAAAGCAGTTCAGTGGTTAGAAGATAATCTACCCGTCAAGTTCCTTGAGGACAATGTAGACTGGGCGGAGATTTATAGAGGAAAAAAGACTAGTGCTGCGCCAGCCCCTGCTGCCGCAGCTCCAGTAACAGGTGGTGATGATGTTCCACAAATGGGCATCAAGTTAATTAAAGAGTTTGAAGGATGCCATCTAAAGGCATATCCTGACCCTTTGACTGGTGGACTTCCAATCACAATCGGTTGGGGTTCCACTCGCAAGAAGGACGGTTCAGCATTCAAACTTGGTGATACCCTCACACAGGCAGAAGCAGATTCACTTCTCATTGAGCAGTGTAAGAAAGAGTTTCTCCCTGCTTTAAGAAAAATTCCACATTGGAGTGAAATGTCAGATGGAAAAAGAGGCGCTCTGCTCAGCTTTGCTTATAATCTCGGCGCTGGTTTCTACGGTGGCGATAACTTTAATACTATTACTAAACGCCTGAAGAATAAAGAGTGGGACTTGGTTCCTGATGCTCTTTATCTCTATCGTAATCCTGGTTCTAATGTAGAAGCAGGACTTGCTCGTAGAAGAAAGGCAGAAGGTGAAGCTTGGAAAAAAGGATAAATAGTTTCAACCATTGAGTTGAAACTGCAGCTCAGACCCACACCAAGGTGAGTTGTGTTTGGTAGTTCATAGGAATTTCTACCACACCAACTCACCTTATTTTCATGTCTACCAACACGCAAAAGGCGCTGGCTGCAGCGTCTGCGCTTCTTTTTGGAGTGCCAACAGCAGCTCTTGCGGATACAATTTCTGGTACAGATTTTGAGGGAGGTTCATTATCTGGTTGGAATATTGGTTCTCAAACAGGAACTCTTACTAATGGAACCATTACAGGTAATGGGACAGGTGTTACTGCTATCAACGGTTCAGTAACTTTCAATGCACCTTCTCACGGTGCAGTAGGAAGTCCAACACTTTCTGGTGGAGCTCCGAATCCATACTACCAACCTGCAGTATCTCCAACTACTTGGACATTCTCTCCATATGGTTCTTATGGTGCTGCATTACAACCAACAGGTAATGTAACTTTTGATGCTGCAACATCAGCATTAGGACTTACATCTGCAGAAAACCAAGCAATTAAAACAAAACTTCAACAAGACCAACAAGCATCAGGTCTCGGAAATCCTAATCCAACTAATGCCGCTTGGATAACTCAAAGTGTAAATCTTGATGCTGGAACGATTTATACAATGTCTTGGAACTACATTGGAACTGATTATGTTCCTTTCAATGATGGTTCTATCACATCTCTTGTTTATCAGGGAACTGGTTCTACTCCGGTTGTAACTGTTAATAACTATGTCCAGAACTATGCTTTACTTGGATTCACTAACCCAGGTACGGGAGATTATTCCACAGGAACTTATGGTTCAACTGGATGGCAAAATTCAACATATCAAGTTGATGTAACTGGTGCTTACTTATTAGGATTTGCTGTATTCAACCTTGGAGATACTTCACTTTCACCAGTTCTTTTAGTTGATAGTCAACCAGGAACTACATTAGCAAATGGTCAAACATTCGGTGCAGTTGCTCCCAATAATCCAAATGCTCCAAACAACTCAACACCATCTACCCCAACAGTAACTGGAACATCAACATCCGACCAAGTTACAACATCCACATCAATTTCAAATGTTGTAGCAACATCTCAAGTTACTTATAATGTAAGTAATCTTGATACTGATGGATACGGTACAGTTCAGAACTATACTGATACTGTAGAAACAACAACTCCAGTTACAACAACTACTACAACCACAACACCAGTTACAACCACCACATATTCTGATGGTTCTACAACCACTTCAAACGGAACACCAGTTGTAACTACATCCACATCAAACGGAACTTCAACTTCACAAGTTACAGGAACTGTTCTGAACTATACTTCAACAATTGCTCCTTCCGTTTCTTCTACAATTTCTGCATCACAAACACTTCCAGCAGTTACAACTAAAGCATATAATTTTGAAGCAAGTGAATCTAGTGGGAAACAACAAATCAAAAAGCAAACGGTGACGACTGTAACCACTCCAATGGTTACGACTACAACTATAACTCCAGTCACCACAACTGCTTATGCTGATGGTACAACAACCGTAATCGACGGAACACCAACATATACTTATACATCATCTGAATCTGTTGCGGTATCAGATTCTTATAATTATTACTTTGGACGCATTGACCAGTTAGAAGTTCTTGATGGAATCAATGATGGTATCAATGGACTTCTGAATCACGAACCAACCGCAGGTAAGCAAAGATTAAGAGTATTTGAGAACAACAGATTCGTTCAGTCCTATAATGCTGATGGATATACTGCTGATTCCAAGATCTTCGGTGGTGGATTTGAGTTTGATGCAACCAAAGGTTGGACTGTTGGTTTCCAGTATAATAGAATCAACATAAACCTTAATGGTGTTGACTCAAGTACACAACAGACTAAAGATCACTTCGGTGTATTCAGTGAAATTAGAGGTAATACACTCACTCTGAATACGAATGCTGCGATTGCAAACAGCAACTACAAGTACAACAGAAATGTAGAAGGTGTCTTTAATAATGCTGGTGAAACGACTGGTTCTGAATGGTGGGTTTCTAATCGCTTATACTGGCATCTCCATAAGGCAGTAAAACCATTCGTTGGATATACGGTTCAAAATGTGAAGAGAAATGCTTATAATGAAACAGGTTCATCAGAGTCTGCCAGAAGTGTAGATGCATTCGGTCAAACAACTCACGTTGGTGAAGCAGGTCTCAAACTAGAAACTCGTTTTGGTGGTAAGAAGAAGGATCTGTTTGGTGTCAGTGTAGAAGGTGCTTATGGAACTGATAATTCTTATGGAGTTGCTGCTGAAGTAGACTATAAAGAGATGTTAATTGTTGAAGCATCTCACGGTGTGAATAATGGAGTCACTAATAATTCTGTTGCTGCTAAAGTCAAGTTTAGGTTCTAAAAACCTAAATAAGACAGACTTCATCACACGGACTGATGGATAAGAAAAAGGAGAATGCTTTGGGGCAAGTAATTCGTATTGCCATCCTAGGATGGTCTGCTGCTCTTCTCACCGCAAGTTATGCTGGGGCTCTATCCAAGATGGACCCCACTTTCATTGCGACGGTCTTTACTGCTTCTGCTGCTACCTTTGGTATTAACACGATGAAGAAAAGTGGGGATGAAGAAGATGAAAAAAAAGCAGAACCTAAAAGAGAAGAGTTTGTAGAAACTCCTCCAGAACCACCTGCTCCAGTAGCAGAAGCACCTGCCACAACTCTTGAAGCAAGAGTTGAAGCACTGGAAGAGGGTCAAGTTCAACCCCGCACAGGTGGAGCATAATGGCAAAGTCCGCAAACAAAGGCAAGAAAGGTTCTGCTAATAATAAAAAGCAGAACCAAGGAAATGCGACGGCAAACAAAGCAAAAAACGGTGGTAAAAAAAAGTGAGGTATTATGCCACGAGAGTGGAACACTCCGATTCGGGAGCCTTGGAATCCTGTAATTAAAAAGTGTCTAGACGCAGTTGATAATCATATGAGACTGTATCTAGATACACAAGAAGAGTGGCACCTATCACAAGCAGAAACCTTAAGAAAGTATGTAAAAGATTTGAAAGTTTGGATACATCATCAAGAGGGACGAGAATGAAAAAACTCCTCACGGCAATCGGTCTATCATTAAGTTTAGTTCTTCCCGCAAGTGCTGAAAAAATAGTAAAGAAACAACCCACCGTTCCAGCATATAGTCTGGCAGCGATGGGTTGTATGATTCTATTAGAATGTACTGAAGGTGTTGAGAAACTTACATCAGAATCAGAATTACTCAAAGCAAAAGAACTTGACCCATTCAGAGAAGAAGTCAAGCGTATTTTAGTAGGACTAGAGAAAGTCAATGTTGGTGTTTATATTGCTCCACCCAGATATTTCACACCAAGAACAGTAGGGTTATATAAACCAAAGTATAATCGTCTTTTTATAAATGAAGAGTTACTCAAAGACCCAAGAGAGTTTCTAGGAACACTACGTCACGAAGGATGGCACGTTGTTCAGGACTGTATGGGTGGTGGAATAGAAACAGCATTTATGGCTCAGGTTCATCAAGATGCTGAAATACCATCTTGGGTAATGAAGACCACAAGGCTTTCTTATGAGTCTATGGGTCAAAGTCGTGCTGTGCCTTGGGAGGCAGATGCGAACTGGGCAGAAGAACAGTTAGGTCAAACGGCAAAGCACCTAGAAATGTGTGCGAAAGGACCACTCTGGGAGCAGGTAAGACCCACTCCGATGACGATGGAATGGTTAATTGGATGTGGTTGGATGAAACCACAAGAAGGACATAAGGAATATACGCCAAATAAAAAAGCAGATTATTGTGTAGAAGGTAAGTTCTAATGCCTCAAGAATTTCCTTGGGGAGTGATGGCGATTCTTGGTCCAGGACTTATCTTTGTTGCGTATATCATTTACTATATACTACGGTTAGCAAACGAGGAGATGAAAGATGAACACGACACTACCCACAGAAGTCATTCTAAAGGCAGTTAAAAACTGTGTTGATGTTTATGCTGATAAGAATGATTTCATTGTAGATAAGAGTATTCCTGGATATTGTATTCTCGCAATTGAGGGAACCAACGAAACATCAGACTGGGCAACCAATCTAAAATTCTTATTCCGTAGTGAAGATACTCACAGAGGATTTAAGGACAATGCTACCAGAACGATTACAGAACTAGTATTAAACTTTGAGTCACTAGAGAAAGGTAGAAAACTGATTCTTGCGGGACACTCTCTTGGTGGTGCGACTGCGACTGTTGTTGCTGATTTAATGCTTAAGTCCGCACCAGACCTAGCAATCATCACAATTGGTTCTCCCCGTCCAGGTGGTAGAGGTTTGAAAGAAAGACTGAAGAATGTAGAGCATCTTCGTTTTGTTCACGGTGATGATGTTGTTCCTAAAACTCCACCTTTCTTGACTGGATATGTTCATACTCATCCAGAGATTCATTTAGAAGATGCTGATGATAAGAGATTTGATGGTGTAGAAGATCACAATGCCGTCTATTACTATAACGCAATTGAGAAGTTACTAAAATGAAGAACCTAGCACTTATTTTATCTGTGGCAAGTCTGACGGTGAGTGGGGCACTATGCTATGGTGCTTATGTGACTTATCAAAAAGCACAGAAGATTCTGGACAACCCAGAAGAGTTCGTTGGTGCTGTTGTAGAGAAACAAGTCAACAAAGCATTTGAGAAACTTCCCATCCCCAAACTAAATACAGAGAAGTTTAAATTACCATTCTGATGGAAAATAAAGATCCATATATTTACAGAATTCGTGAGATTCATAAAGTTGTTGATGGTGATACGATTGATGCTGATATTGATTTGGGGTTTTCTATAAGTTTAGAAAAAAGAATTCGCCTTGCTGGTGTTGATACTCCCGAAAGTAGAACAACGGATCTCAAAGAGAAGGCAATGGGTCTTGAATCAAAAGAATGGTTGAAAAAAAAACTTGAAGGTGCTAAAGATATTATTATCAAGACCGAACTTCCAGACTCTACA